CAAGAAAACCAAGTGTGTTCCATTTTTTTAAGGTATCTTCTTTGATAACTTTAAGGTGTTTTAACCCAATGTTACCAACCATACCTGATTCTAATAGTGCTCCCATAGTTTTTTTATTTTTTTTAAAAAGCGTTTATTATAATTTAGACATTAAGTCTTTCATCCTACTAAATTGAGGGTTTTCATAAATTTTTGATTCCAATAATTTACTTCCACCACTAGTAGGTGATTTAGTAATTTTCTGCTCAACTGACTCAGAAATTGTTTTTGTAGGTTTAGCTACTTCCTGAGTTAGTTCTTCTTTGATTACCTTATACAACCCTTTAGAACCTTTTAATGAGTCTATCCCATCAAAACGTTTTAAAATGTTGATTTTTTCCTGCTTGGTAGTTGAATGTTCAGTAAATAGACGTGTTACGTAAGCTAAATTTGAATTAAACACACCTACTTCATTCAGTTTATCCTTAAAAGTTGTTAATGCTTTCTTATAGTCAGAATTTTTAACTTTTAAAGTTTCTACCTCTTCTTTAAGAAGATTGTAGGACTTTCTAATACGACTTTCACCTAAGTTACGATTTGGAGTAATAGCTTTTCTAATACCAGAAGGTTTGTGTTTTCCATCAGATTTTCTTCCGAACCCTAAAGTTCTTGAAGCCTCTCCCATGTCATATTTTCTAGTACCTCTTGCCATTCTAGCTCTGGTTTTTAAAGACATTTTATCGTCTTCATGACCGTGTTCTCCACCTAACATATCAGCTTCTCTATCCAAGTAACCCTGGTTAGAGTGGCCTTTATGGTTTTTGAATCCATAGTCACCTTCTTCCATTTCGTGTTCACCTTCATCCATATAAGCTTCTTTAGTATAACCCTCTTTAGCGTGATGCATTTCATCCATCTCATCTTCAGGTCCTAAATCCATATCAGCTTCCCCCATTCTTTGTTTTTTAATATCCGAATCCACACCAACTACTTTAGATTTTCTACCATCAAATTCATCTCTGTCTTTGTGGTCTTCTTCTTCATAGTCTTCAGACAATTCAATTTCATAAACAACTTCATCCATTTCGTCCATTTCTTTGTGACCTTCGTCCATGTTATCCATTTCTTCCATGTCCATTTCGTCCATGTTTTCCATTTCTTCCATGTCCATTTCGTCCATGTCCATTTCTTTAATTGATTTTTTCATTGTTTTTGATTTTTTTTCTTCGTCTAATTTAATGATGTATTCAGTGTCTGTAGTAGTATCGGTTAACTCAATTTCCTCATCATCTTTTTGGATAATGATTCCGTCTTCGTCTCCCATTGCTTTAAATACTTTTAACACTTCTTCATCGGATGCTAATGTTAAGTCTAGAGGTGGCAGTTCAGGCAACTCTACGTCGTCTGTCTCGTCCTCAATGTCAAGTTCCATATCACCTACCATATCCAATTCCATTTCAGGTTCATCACCTTCCATTTCATCATCAATATCGATAATATCAACTTCTTCTTCTTCTTCTTGCTCCTTAAGGTAATCGTCTTCGTTTAACGATTCTTTTACTAGTTCTTGAATTTCTTCCTTCATAGTTGAAGCAAGTATTTCTTTTGCATTAGACTTCATAGTTTCTTCCAACTGTTCCGCCTCGAGCAACGCTTTTTCTAAAATTGATTCACTCACGTTTTTTTTATTTTTTTATAAGTTTATTAATAAAACGCCGCATGCATAAATGCGGTTTTATAATAAATATATTGAGATTGTAAAAAATCCTTATTATTAATCGATTAGGGGAAATTTATCTATTTAAAAAATTATCTAATTTTGACATCATAGATAATGATTTATTAAAATTGTCTTGTGGTGGGTTTGATGACTCCACAACTTCACCTGTTTCATCAACACTGTCAGCACTTTCATCTTCTTTAAATAAGTAAGAGCCTGGTGTTGATGGTGATGAAACCAAATCAAAACATATTAACTCAAAGTCTTCTTGTACTTGATTGTACTCACCATTTTTAGTTAATGAACCAACACCTCTAGATGATATTCCTAGTGTGACCCCTTGTCTTAAAAGATTAGCTGCTTGGTCACCGACACATGAAATTATACCTTCTTTTATATAACCAGGAGATGTAAGTAACTTTAATTTACCTATAAGTCTATTTCCATCCCACCACGTTTCTGTGATGATATGAGAAGCTCTATCTAAATCTATCAAAGAAGATTCTGGATGGTTAAGTTCTGATATAGCCCCACCTTTTTTTATTATCTCTTGATATCTTTCATTTTCTCTTTTTAGTATTTTTTCTGGGTATATTCTGCCGTTTCTGTTTGGAGTGTCAAATTTTTGTAGGATAGCATTCATATATATCTCACCACCAAAGTCATTAGACTTCATTTCTGAAATTATATTTTTATTGTCATCTGGTGATATATATCCGTCATGTTCTACTAAAATACCATGACCACATTCTCTAGCTTCTAAAACTCTCATAAATTACTTTTCTTATAAATATAATAGGAAATAAAAAAACCTAGTATTTTTGTGAGTGTTATTTTTTGGTACTGTAGAATTTAAACGTTCTAGATGTTAGGAAAGAATCTTCTATGACTTTAGTTGTTATCTCTTGTATTTGTCCAGATACGGTTTTTGATTTCATATCTATTTTTTGTTTGGGTTTTAAGAAGAGAGTTATTTCACACCTTATAAAACTTCTTTTTCCTATTTTAATACCACTAGCTCTTAAATCTAAATCTACTATAGATATTTGTTTGAATAGTGAGGTTTCTATATTGTTATGTATAGTGGTTTTTATTTTATTTTTAAATTTTTTAACTTTACCTGACCAGTTTTCGTGCTCCTCCAAAGGTTCTGCCCAGGTAGATAAATTAATGAATAATGATTTTAATGATGTTACGTCTACAGTCCCGTAAGACGTTCTAAATAAATCCGAAATCTGTGTTTTTACTTCTCTTCCTTGTTTTAACATATTTAATAGTTTCTATGTTAAAATATAAAAAATATAGGAAATTACTTCAAGTCCTCTAACAAGCCCCTAACCCTAATATAAGATTTTTTACTATTTTTTAGAGTCTTAATTTCGTTTTTTACCTGTACTAATTTAGCTGAAAGTGTCTCGTCTTTTGACTCAGAAAGTAATGAATTTATTTTATTTAATGATATCTCTTTTACATTATCAAACTCCTTGTTTAATGTATCTTCTGTCATTAATAAAGTATTTTTTAATATTTCTTGTTGGTTTTCTGTTAACTTATTACCATACACTTCATTATAATTTTTACTTAATACGTGAGATAAAATTTTTGGGTTATTTATTTTACTTACGGTCTTTTTCTTTTCAGTTATTAGGTGTTTTGTTAGAATCTGTTTAGATTCTGCAACCAATTCTAAACTAGTAACTTTATTATTGAAAACTACATTATCTATATTTTCATATATAGTATTAGTTCTATTTTCACAAAGTTCTTTTCTATCAGCTATTATTTTATCCAGTATTGGTTTTACTTTTTGTAGATTTTTTTTTCGACTTTTTAGGTAATCTATAGCTTCATTTACATACGCTGCACCTTCATCAATACCATTAAATTTCTTGCTCTCAATGTCGTTATATAATGTAAAAAATTCTCTAAGAGTTTTAGAAAACTTCATAGTACCCATTATAACTGATAAGTTAGTTTTAAATTTTTTAGTATCTCTAAATGAATTTTCTAATATAGAATCTATGTTATTTTTGTAATAAGAGAAATTTTTCATAAATGTAGTTTTATAATAAATATATCTAATCTTCTAATAACTCATCTATATTTTCAGTAATAGTGTTAATATTTTGATTAGTTCTACTAACTACATCTTCTAAACCACTAAGTGATAGTTGATTTTTTTCCATTAGGAGTGGTAATCCTTTTTCCTGATTATATGATTCTGCGGCTGCTACTGGTTCAGTAACTTCTTCACCCGCTCCTGGAGCTTCTGTTTCTGGACCACCCATGTCAAAATCTGCCGTTTCTTCACTACCCATATCTAATCCAGGTTCTTCAGCATCTACGTCACCCCCACCTTCTGGTGCTGGTGGTTCACCATATAATTTATCTACTGTATTAAATAAACCTGTCTTTTTTATAACTTCTGGTGTTGTTTCTAACTCCTTAGATACAGCCTTTTCAAATCTTTGTTGTTGTAAATCTAATTTAATTTCTTCATCACTCATGCCCAGAATGAATTTTTTAGCCCATGTCGCAGAAACAGGAGCTATTCCACTTCCAGGGTCTCCAACAGCATCTTTATATAATGTTATTTTAGTCTGCCACTGTTCTAACTTTAGTAGGTCAGATTGTGTAGATGGATTGGTTAAACCTAAAGAAAAATTTTCTAGTTCGTCTTCAAATCCTAACACATAAAGATGTATGATAGCTATTTTATTTAATTCTTGGATGATAGCTTTTTGAATTCTGTTAATCGTTCTAGCAAATCGAATATCTAATAAAGCTAGATTTTTACCCTCACCTACTACTTCTTCAAAACCTAAAAAGGCTTTTGGTATTCTTAATGAGGCTAAAAGTTTTTTCTGGATATATTCTATATCCGCTATTTCACTAAGGTTAGTAGCTCCAGGTAACGTATCTATGGGACTTACAGCCGCAGGGTCTCTTACTGGTATAAAATAATCTTGGTCTACAGCCATTTGATTCATTCTTAAATCTACATTTCCATTTTGTGGGTCTACTACGGGGTCACGTTTAAACTTATTAGCCACCTTATTAATATAAGCTTCAACATCTTTATCATCCATATTACCCACAAAAACTTTAAATACTCTTCTTTCAGGAGCTCTAGATGTTCTATAAACTAACATAGCATCCTCAGCTAAAAGTAATTGTTTCCAAATTCTTCTTGCTTTTTCTAACATTGATGTTCCATAAGGTAATCTCCTATCGTCCCCTAGTAATCTAAAGTGTGCTATTTCCCAAGAATTAAAAGTTAAATCTTTTTCTTTCCATTTAAACTCTACTTGATGTGTTTTACTATCATCGTTGGATATCTGGTTTAAGTAACTGTGCCCTTCGGTTCTTTCAATTTCAATATTGGGTAGTTGGTTACAACCTATGATACCTTTTTCTGGGTCTATTTTTAAGTAGACAAAATTATCACCGTATTTACAAGCGTTACGAATCCACATAATTAAATTTGTGTCTATATCCAGAATATTATTAAATAAATCACCTAATATAGATTTGATTCTAGTAGATTCTGAATTAATTGATAGGATGTACCCTTTTTCTGATGGGGTTGTAGATTCTTCAGCGTATATATCTAAAGCTGCTGAAATTTCTGGTGTAAATTCCATAGATTCATAATCATAATATGAAGCCAATCTTGTTGGTTCATAATAAATTGATTTAGTGTAAAGTTCGTTATCTATTTTTTGCCATTGACTAGAAAGATACATTGACTGTTGCATTTGTAACTTTTGTTGTTCAAACTCTGCTTTATTATCAGTCTTTAATATTTCCTGTGACCCAACCTTAAATTTTTGGTAGGATGGTTCCTGTGCTGTAGGTCCAGCTGGTCCAAATAATTTCCCTAATCTTTGGTATATTGTTAAATTCTCTGCCATATCTATTAATAATACTTATTATAATATAAATAGTCAATCATTTCTTATCTTCCCTTTCCAAATAACCACGCATTATCTTTATACATTTGTTTTGCATCAGTAGGGGCATTTCCTGGTATACCGAATATTGGTGTTTGTTGTGGTTTTCTATTATTTGGTTCTCCTGTAGTAGTGTCATTACCAGTTACCCAACTATCTAACATGGCTTTTGTTAATGAATCTGCTTTATGTAATTGACTAAATGAATTTTCACCTACATACAATGCCATTGCTATTGCCATTATTAAATCATCATGTTTACCTTTCATATGGTTTGGTTTTCCATTTATATAAACAAAAGTATACATCTCATTTAATAATCTTTTTGACCGTATAGTAAATTTGTGTCTAAGAGCCTCTTCAAAAGCAGCTACTATCTGTGTTCTTTTATTATTAAAAGCTAGACCAGGTGTTTTAGTCCCGTCATTTGGTCTATATTTCCACTTATCCGCACTATTCATTCCTTCAACATATAAATCCTTATACCCTAACTCTTGTAATTTTCTAGATGTCGCTACCCCCATACCACCTGTTATATCTGTAACTACGTAAGCATTATACATACTTCCCCATTTATATATTATATCCGCAGCTAAGTCTGGTGGAATTTTTCCTAAATATTCAGCTACTTGACATCTGGAATCAAAATCTATTATGACAATTGATGTAAAGTCCTCAGCATCTCCTCTACTCACGTCACAACCTAAAATATAACGATGACCTTCTATAGGTTTTTCCCAAATCCACATTTGGTTACCTACAAACATATCTTCTGGGTCCATAATATCTTCGGTTTTGATTCTTTCAATTGTTTCTACAGGTATTACATTATCACCAGAACCTAAAAAAGCACTTTCTAATTCTTGGGATACCTTTCTTCTATCGTATTTTAATTTTTTAACCATATTCTCGAACCAACTAGAACAAGGTTTATACCCCTCTTTAATTAAAGGTTCAAACTTATCTAAATCTT